TCTATTCAAACCTGCTGGTGCGAACCATTCTGCTGCTACTCTATCGTTTGCTGCGAATACACCTGGAAGTAATACTGATGGTGGTACTGCGATTAATTTGTTTGTATTAACATCGATTGTTTTAACCCAAGGATAGTAAGTTGCTACCATATTTGAATCAACTGCGTCAGATTCTGTTGTTACTTGTGTAATTGAATCATTTATAGATGTTGAATCCATAATATAGAAACAATCATTTCTTTGTTCAACCATATCTAAAACAGAAGTTACTACTGAACTATGTAATCTTCTGATAACACCAGGAGTTACTACCATGTTGATATCAAATTCGTCTGCGTTTGATAAAGCTGCGATGTGTTTACCATATGCTACTGAACCAGATGATGTTGAATTTGTTAAATCAAAACCTTGTGAGTTACCTGCGTTTATTAATTCTCCTTTATAGATTGGAGTTGCTGGATTCATACCATCAAAACCTTCTTGGAATGCTACAACGAATTGTGCAGAAGTTGAACCAACTGCTAAAGCCGTTCCGTTAGTTGCTGCACTATCCAATCCGAATACTAAATTTGAACCTACACCTGCTCCTGTTGGAATTGGTTTTAAGTAGATTGAGTTATCAGTATTACCATCTAAATCAATACCACCATATACAGTTGTAGAAGAACTTACGAAAGTTACTGCCGGAACTAAAGCTCCTACCGCAGATGATGCTGATATAGGTAATTTATATGCTGAATGACCAAATGGTACTGCTTGAACAGGTGCATTTGCATTTAAGCTTGCTATTCTAATATATTTAGAATTGTTTACCCAATCACCACTTTCAGTTATTTTACCATCACCATCAATTTCTCTTTTTCTATCACCAATTACTCTTGAAATATAGTTAGGAGAGTTAGGGTCTAAATTTACATTAGAGAATGTTTCTAATACTACTTTTTTCTTATTTGTATCAGTAAAGTCTCTTACAACTAATGTAAATGTACCATAATCAGTACCATTTACAGAACCAGCTGCTTTAATATTTGTAATACCAATTTTAATTTTTGTATTTGCTCTATTACCTGCTCCGATTGTTTGAATTTGGAAAAGGTCATATCTTTCACCACTAATAGTTTGTGATTTAATCATTGGTGTCAATGCTTCTTGTGCATCGAATGTGAACAATTGATTTCCTAATACACTAGCCGTAGTTGATGTATTTGTGTTAAAGCCCATAGATGTATTCTTAAAGAATCCATATACATAAGGTTTTTTAGAACCAAGTGGAGATGTACCAAATACTGCTTCAATATCATTTGTATCAGCTGAATCCAAAGATGCTGATAATAATCCTGCATTTGAACCTGAAAGTAAAAAATCACCATTTACAGATGAACCTGAAACTATTGTTCCTGCAAAACCTGCGTTTGCTGCAGTTGATGTATTAAATAAAATACCCAACGATGCAGATACTGCACCAGAGGTTGCTGTTAATAGTATAGGAGCAGTTTCGGTATATCCGTCTACACCTGCTACTCTACAAATAGTTGCAGTTCCTGCTTCTCTTAAATATGATTGTACTGCTAAAGGAGTATAGTATGTGTCATCAACTACTCCAAACAATGTTTCGAATTCAGCTTGTGAATTTACAATTGTTGGTACCAATGGGCCTTCTTTGAAAGGGCCTATGAATGCTGCTCCGATGTCAGCTACACCTTGTTGTAAGAATGAAAGGTCGTTTTCCTTAGTAAAAACACCTGGTGATACAATTTTTTCTGCCATTTTATATGCTTTAATTTAAATTTATTAATTCTCAATATAAATATAAATTTTTAAACCAAAACAACAAATTTTTATTTATATGTAGGAGAGAAGTGGTTATATGTTTGAGTTACTAATGTTGAATTCTGTAATGTATTATAGAACAATACAGGACCTATTTGTCCATTCCAAAAAGTTGTTCTTGCACTATTACTACCAATTGTTAAAAAGTTTGTCGATGATGGTGCGGTAAACGCTGATGAACTAAACGTTCCTACCGAACTTCCATCCACATAAACTGTACAAGTTCCACTTGATTGGAAAGTTACTGAAATCATATACCAAACATTCGATGATAATGATGTTGTTAATTGTGCACTATTTCCTAATGTACTACCATAAAACTTAACTCTATTTAATGCAGAGTTATCGGTAGATTCAATTGCTAAACCATAAAATCCAGCGTAGTCAAAAATGTGTCTTGTAGATGTTCCTAATGTTGTAGTTGGTCTAATCCACATGTGAATTGTACCGGTATTAGTATTGAATTGAGATAAACCACCATTTATATTTGATGCCGTATCTTTATACCAGAATTGGTTTGTACCATTTCCTGCCCAATATTTTTCTTTTTTAGTTGCTCCCGCATTATATGATGGGTTACCACCTGTAATGCCGGCTGCGTTTGTAACACCAGCTGGTCTAATACCTGTGTTGTATCCTGATAAGTCTAACCAGTCTGCTGTTGTTGTACCATCTGTCGATGATGCTTTTCCTGGGTCAACATACATTCTTAATCCTGAAGATGGAATATACGGTTGAGTTGTTGTACCTTTGTTGTGTGATACAAAATTATTTGCTAAGAATACATCGGCATTTTCTACGTTGATTGTTACAATTTCGACATCCGCAGTTACTATTTCTATATTAGTTATTTCAATTTCATCACCTATACCATTTATTAATTTATCACCAGGTAATAAGTTTTCTACATTTTTGAAATGATATTTTTTTATTTCATTGTCATAAACATATAATGGGTGAGTACCAGTTGCGTTGATTAAACCATCATTTATTGAATAATATCCTTCTGCAAAGTTAAATGTTATATCATTAACTGTTACATTTAAATTATCACCCAATAATCTAGTTTGTAAATAAAATCTCCAATCGGTTTGGTCACTATCCAATGATTGTGATTCATCAGGTAAACCATCAGGTTGCCATGCTTTTATTGAATCACCTACATTTAAATCTTCAATATTTATTTCAGTTCCGTTTGCCAAAGTTACTTTTGTACCAAATAATAAACAGAAATCAGGTTGGTTAATTGTATTATAAACATCTACTGCGTATAAAGTCTTTGTAGATGCCACATTATAGTTAGTTGCATTTAAATTATATCCATCTGCATATGTCATTGATAACACCGATTGTGCTTCAGAATAATTTGAAGCTGCTATTGATGCCGGTGTAATTGGAAACGATGGTGATGCCCCTAATGTTGGAGTACCTACCGAAAAGTTTGCGTTATCAAATGTTACTGAATAGTTTGCTGCAACACTACCAACTCTACTTCCATGTAAAGAACCTTGTGTTCCAAATGAAAATGTTGCCGTTTCAGTTGTACTTTCTACGATATATGTAAATGTTGGTAAATTTCTAGTTATAGAATCAACTGCGAATGAAGTAAATGCAGCTTCTGTACCCGCAGAACCAGAACATGCCATTTTTCATGTAATATTGGAAGTTTCCCCCAATCCACTGCTTCAAATATTCCGTATCCGAATGGTTCAAATTCAAAGCAAGAATGAGATATTCCCCAATCAAGTGAGTAGAACCTTTCTTTATATTTGTAATCAAACTTGTAAATTTTTGTTTTTTCAAATTTGTATCCATATTTCTTTTTATAATATTTGTTGAATGTTTCTGAATTCGTAGAAATATATCCACCCAATCCATCCATATATTCAACATTTTTTCTACCTTCAACTCTTGCTGCGTATCCTAATTCTGTTGAGGTTGAAAGTTGTTTGTTTTGTTTAAATTGATAATTATTTGGAATATGATGTAAATTTTCCGTTTCATATGGAAAATGATATAATCCTACCCAAACTTTATTTTTAATTTTATTTATTAATTCGTTTTCGTATTCCCAATTTCCGTACCAATGAAGATATTCATCTTTGTCTTGTTGTGCCATTAAAGACACTTTGGTTAAATTGTGGAAAATAATTGAATCAATCTTTTCCAAATTTTGATGTATAGCTCTGGTTGGGGTATAATGACCATGCAATATATGTATACGTCTTGCACCATCTAATATTTTTATTATCTCATCTTCCGATGTTTCCCAAATATGGTCAATATTAATTGGAAATTCTTCGTAATTTAAGGGTTTTTTTCTATGGAAAAGTAGAAGTGGCTTCACTTCTAAATGAGGTGCCACTTCTTTTATCCATTCGGTTACCCATATATCTGCACCGCTGTTGAACCATGGGCCTCCAGCGGTGGTGTAATAAACATCATACATTAACTATAAACCTTTTACTTTCTTTAGATTTTCAATTTCTAAAGTTAAATTATGTATTTGTGATTGTTGTTCTTTAATTGCTTCAACCATTAGACCCATCATTTTTGAGTAGTCTAATGCTAAGAAACCATCTTCTCTTTCCTTTATAACTTCAGGTAAAACTTCTTGTACTTCTTGTGCTATCAAACCTGTTTTAGGTGTTGATTTTGTTACCTCATGTACATCGTCATTCCATTCCCAAGTTACACCATTCAATTTAGATACTTTTAATAAAGCATTTTCGATTGGTTGGATATTATTTTTGTGTCTCTTATCCGAAGTGTAATATGCAGTGATATCACCAGTTGCGTTTATACTTCCGTTAATTGTTAAGTTACCAAATGTTGGAGTTGCGTTTGTTGCTACTGATTGTCCGATTGCAATTGTTGGAGTTGCATTTTCACCACTATTATTTGTAATTGTAACACCTGTACCTTGTACTAAACTTGCAACATAGTCACCGGTTGTTTGAGTTGCCAATGCAATATTTCCACTTGCAGAACCTAAACTAATTTGTGCTGAACCTGTTACAACCGTACCGATTGCTGTTCTAATTTGTTCTGCTGTTATTGTTCCACCCAATGAAGTTGACGTACCCGCAATTGTTATTGCGTTATTTGTTAAACCAATTGTAGGAGTTGCTCCTTCACCACTATTATTCGAAAGTGTAATATTTGTTCCTGCTACTAAACTTGCAACATAGTTACCAGATGTTCTTGTTCCCAATGCAATATCACCTGTTGTAGATGCTACGTCAATTTGAGAAGAACCTGAAACAATTCCATCTATATTAAATAATGTATCAATTTGTGCAGATGAAGATATAATTCCAGCTGGTATGTTTGATAATCCTACATATGAAACTTGTGATGAACCACTTACAACCGTTTCTACATTTAATCTTGTTTTAATTGTAGTATTAATAGAAGATGTAAAACTTTCTAAATTTGAAGTTTCAGATTCTATTGTAGTCAATCTTGTAAGTGTAGAACTACTAAATGTTTCTAAATTTGAAGTTTCAGATTCTAATGCCGATAATCTTGTAAGTGCTGAACTACTGAATGTTTCTAAATTTGCAGTTTCGATTAATAAACTTGCAGATGTTGATTCTAAATTATTTAATCTACCAACACTTGCAGTATAGAATGATGCAAATGCATTATCGTTTGTTGTATCTACTGAATTAATTAAAGTTACAATTTCTGCAAATGAATCTTTATCCGCATCTGCTGCCGAAAGTATTGCATCAACTCTACCTTTTTCAGTTAATATTCTACTATTCAATGAAGAACTAAAATCACTATACCCAGTTGTTGAACTTAATGTTACTTGTGATGAACCACTAACTACACCGGTTGGCAATAATAAGGTTATTTGAGATGAACCAGATACTACACCATTTGTTGATGCAATTGAACCTGTTAATGAATTGGCTCTAAGTGAACCACTAACATATACTGCTCCAGCAATTTGTACTTTATCTGATGTAACAACTGCACCTTCAAAATATCCGGTACCATTTGGTATACCTCTACCCATTAATATATTACCATATGTTGGTTCTGCTACAAATATATAATCTGCTCCTGAGTTAGATGGATTACCTATTTCAAAGAAACTATTATTATCGTATGGTAATAATCTAAATATACCATTTGCATTTGTGGTATCATAACTAACTTCAAAATTTCTTTCACCATTTTTTAAGAAATACAATGCGTTTACATTTGCAGTTGTATCTAAACCAAGTGTACCATCGTTTATAGATGTTGATATGTACGCTGCAAATCCAGGAACATTTCCTAAAATTGAGCCACTTGATATGATTATCTTTCCGTCTACTTTAGCGTTTCCGGTAATGTTTATTGATGAACCAGTAATTTCTGCAACTGAAATGTTGCTTCCCGTACCAATTGCTGATAGTGTTACATCGCCTGTGTCAAGTCCGATTTGTAATGTTCCCAATGTGGTGTTCACATATGGTTCTCCGAATGCTAACGAACCTGATTTCTGTGCGGTTGTCCCACGTCTAAATTTAAGTCCCATCTAGTTTACCTTTTTTTTAGTACGGTTATTGTAATATGTATAAATATCTATTTATTTTCCAATTCCTTAACTTTTGCTGATAATTCTTTTATAGCTTCTATTAATACTGGAACTAATTTTTGATAATCTACTCCCAAATATCCATTCTCTCTTTCAACAACCACTTCTGGGAATGTAGATTGTACTTCTTGTGCTATAACTCCAATGTCATGTCCTTTTCTAGCTTTTTGTAATTCTTCATTCCAATCAAATGTATAACCACCCAATTGATTTACTCTATCTAATGCATTTTCGATTGGTTATACTTGTGAAGAACCCGAAACAATTCCTCCTGGTATATTACTCAATCCTACATATGAAACTTGTGAAGAACCGGAAACTAAACCATCAATATTAAATAGTGTATCGATTTGTGCAGACGAAGATATAATTCCTGCAGGTATATTTGTTAATCCAATATAAGAAACTTGTGATGAACCAGATATAACTGTATTACTATTCAATTCAGTTTTAATACCCGTTGCCCAATTTGTTGTTGCCGTTGCATCTATTTGTGACGAACCGGAAACTAAACCATCTACATTAAATAATGCGTCGATTTGTGCAGATGAAGATATTATACCAGCTGGAATATTACTTAATCCAATATATGATACTTGTGATGACCCCGATACCACTCCACCTTTTAAATCAGCGGTTATTGAACCACCTGTAATTGTGAAATCAATATTATTGCTATCGGTTGATGCTGAAATTATGTTTGCACTAATCCCACTTAATTCTGTGAAGTTTATTTGAGATGAACCCGAAACAATTCCATCTATATTAAATAATGTATCAATTTGTGCAGATGAAGATATGATTCCACTTGGTATATTACTCAACCCAATATATGAAACCTGTGATGAACCACTTATTACACCATCGGTATCTAATTTAGTTTTAATTGTAGTATTAATTGATGAACTAAAAGAGTTTAAACTTGATGTAGTTGCTTCTAAATTATTTAATCTAGTATTTGCAGATGCAGTAAATAGTTGTAATGAAGCAGTTACCTGATTAATTTTACTAAATTCTCCAGCTAAACCTGCACCTACTGAAATTGATGCAGTATATTCCAAATCATCTAATCGTACTTCGGTTGAACTTGTATATGAGTTTAATGATTGAGTATGTAAATTTAAAGAAGTAGTTACATTTGATATTGTTTCAAATTTAGTTTCAATACTTGCCGTATATGTACCTAATGTTGTTGCTTTCGTTTCTAAATCGTCAATTCTACCCTCATGATTAGATGCGGTACTAAATAATTCGATAATACTTGCAGTTGCAGAAGCAGTAAATGAATTTATGTCTAATATATACTCATTAACAGATGCAGTAAATGTATTTAAATTACTTACCGAAATGTTTAAACTTGCGGTGGTTGATTCTAAATTTGTTAATCTAATATTAGTAGATGAAGTAAAATCATATAATGAAGCGGTAGCTAAATTTAATTGATTTATAGATGATGTTACCGAACCGGTTACTAAATATCTTAAATCCAATGAACTTGTCAATTGTGAAGAACCACTAACGATTTCAGCGGGTATTGATGAAATATCTACATATGTAATTTGAGATGACCCTGAAACTACTCCACCTTTTAGGTTTGCAGAAATAGAACCACCCGTAATAATCATATCTACGTTTGCTGTATCGGAAGATGCAGAAACTATATTTTCATTTATGCCACTTAATTGTGTAAAATTAATTTGAGATGAACCACTAATTACTCCATCACCACCTGCCAATAATATTTTACTTTCTAAACCTTTAATACCGGCTTTCCAATAATCGGTAGTTGCATCCCACAATATTGAACCAGATACATTTGAACCGCCCACCGATGCATCCTTTACATAAATTCCAGCTTCGGTTGCAGAACCACCATAATTTAATTCTAATATATTTTCACCAATATTAACTTGTGTGGAGTTAATTTGAGTAGTTGTTCCATTAACTGTTAAGTTTCCTAATACAGTTACATTTGTATTATCTAAACTAATTGCCGTTTTTAAAGAGTGGGAATAATCATTTAAAGATTGTGAACTTTCTTCCAATCTACTTAATCTATTTGAAGCAGATTGTGTAAATTGATTTAAACTTGCGGTTGTTAAATTTAATGAAGCAGTTGCTGTATGCATTGAACTACTGAATTCATTTAATGAATCTAATACCGATGCTATTTGTGATGAACCAGATATTACCCCACCTTTTAAGTTTGCAGATATACTACCACCTGTAATAATAATATCAACATTTGACGTATCCGATGATGCTGAAACAATGTTTGTAGATATCCCACTTAATCCCGTAAAATCAATTTGTGATGAACCCGATACTACTCCACCTTTTAAGTTTGCAGAAATATTACCATTTGTAATAGTAAAATCAATATTTGTACTATCGGTTGATGCCGATACTATATCATTTGATATTCCACTTAATTGTGTGAAATTTATTTGAGATGAACCCGAAACGATTCCAGTAGGTAATGATGATGCTATTTGTGAAGAACCCGAAATAACACCATTTGTTGCTGCTATTGCTCCTGAAATAGATGTTGCATGAACTTCTTTCCAAATTTTTGTAGAAGAACCTAATGTATATGTATTTGTTGGATTCGGAATTAAATTTGAAGTAAACTCTCCACCGGCAGTAATTGTATCATTTGATGCATTTCCAAGAAATAAGTTTCCAGAAATTGCAACATCTCCACTAAAATAAGCACTAGATGCTGTTATATTTCCTGTTAATATAATATCACCATTTGCAGGTGCATTTAGTGGTAATAAATTGTATGGAGTTGAACCACTACCAAATTGGATAGAACCACTTCCTTTGTGTAAATATAACTCACCATCTGAAATTGATATGTTAGATGTTCCTCTTCTTATTTGAAATATAGCTGCCATTTAATTCTTTATGTTTGTTATAAATATCGTTAAATATTAAAATCTAAATCTCCTGCTGTGTTTATATATTTTGCCAAATGCATATAGTTTGCCGTTATACTTCCTGTTGTAACATTTATTGCGGATGAGCTAATTGATATATGTCTATTATTACCAATTAAAACGTCAAATGAACCTGTTCTAGCAATGGCTTGTGTATTACCCGTACTATCTTCTATAAAGTTTACAGTTCCCGCTGCTTCTGGGTCTAAATTAAAATCAAATGTATTTGGACCAGGTGCAATACCTACTTCACTACCATTTACAATCAATGAACCACTTATATCTACCGAACCAGTAAATTCATGTTTATCATCTATTGTATCACCAAATTTAGTAGAACCACTTTGATAGATAACAGATGATGAAATTACATTGATATTAAATTGTTGTGCGTTTACCGAACCTAATACAGTCAAATTACCTAATACACCAACTGAACCTGTTAAATTTGCACTACCTGTAAATGTTAAGTACTCATGTGTTATGTTAAGTGTATCGTTTACTTGTAATCCACTACCACTAATATCTCCACCCGCATCAATATCATTGTTTGTAATAATATCTCTAATTACATACAAATCTCTACCTATATTTCCATCTTGTGTTGTTACTAATTCTGCGAAAGAACCAGTTTGAGTCAAAGTAATTGAACCCGTTGTTGTTGAATTTGTTACTAAAACACTTTGAATAGAGTCTACATTGCCGGCCCTCTTGATAAAAATTTTACCATCGTAAGTATTAATTGCTAATTCACCGGAATTTAGAGAACCCGTATCAGGTACCTTACCCGGTAGCGCAGAACGCTTGAGTATAATGCTTTGGGCCATATGTATGGACTATATTTGAGTGTTATATAACAAAAAAAGTAGTATATACTACAAACATAAATATACTATAAAAACAAAAACCTTACGTTTAGTAAGGATGTTATTAT